TGCCCAACCTCAAACCGACCACCGCAAATTGCACAACGATGCGGAGCAAACGGGCCGTTAGGAGGGAACAGCTTGCTCGGGTAACGAGCATCTGGAAATACTGGTTTCAAGTGTTCTTCTCCTTCAATAAAGCCTCTACCTTCTCAATCAGGAATGTGTTACCACCCCTCTCCCACAGGTGTTCTTTCTCAGCGTCCGTCAGCCCAACCCATGTGCGCTTTTGATTCAATGCCATCCCGCCCACAACGCCGATCAGTCTTTTGATTTCAGCCACCAGCGCGGCTGTAGTTGCAACGTCAACCGGAACCACGGCTCCGGGAAATAGCCATTCTTCTTTCATGTGTTCTTCTCCTTGAGTTTGGCTTCGGCCCATTCGACAGCAAGTTCCCAAACTATTGCGTCATTTGACAAAGGCGGTTTACTTTTTTCCATCTCTTCAGTTGTTATACCAACCCATTCACGCCGCGCTGTTACTGGTCCGGCTTTCTCAATCGGCCCAATGTCTTTTTCGTACTTGGCTTGCCACATATCGCTGCGGCGCTTTTGCTTTTCGTACTGATCTTTCCAGTCGATTTCCTGCTGCTGTGCCGTGGGTGCTTCACCTTCGTACAGCTTCATCGTGAAACCGAACTCAGCCAACACACGCTGCAAGTCATACAGCTTCACGTTTGGAATGAAGCTCACCACATCCAGCCAAACGTGCTGCAACCGTTCCTGAAATCCTTCGGGCCATTTGCGGATGATTTCCAGCGCCACTGGCTCCTGCTTCGCAGCCTGCTGTAGTTGTGGGGTGGTGTAGCCGCCACAGTCACAATCGCCTTTTGGATATGCAGGCTCGTTGTGAACGGCGCAGTCCGACCAGTGCTGAATTGCTGGCACAAGGGGAATCACAGCGTCTTCGCAACCTGCCGCTTTTTCTTCAAGCGAGTAGATGTTGCGATAGCCATCCATCCACGCCACAGGCACCTGCTTCTCAGCCTGCTCTATGGCTTGGCCCATGTTGGTCATCGCCAACAGCATGGCCTTGTGGTGGCGTTCGCTTCCATAGACAGACGTTTGCCACGCCTCCAACGCCTGTTTCATGACTTCGATCATCGCTTCATCCCCCTGATGTAGATAGCAAAGCTACTGACAGTGTCATCGCCAAAGGCACCCCGGAACCTCTCAACGGCCCGGGCTATCTCATCAATGGTGTCGTTCCTGACCTTGGTGGTGTATGGATCTACGTCTACCTTGTCTGCGATCTGCCGCTTGCGCCAGCCCTGGGCCTTCTCAATGCAGTCAAATGCTTCGTCCTCTGGTGTCATTTGCTTCTCTCCTCAATCATCGCGTTGGCCATCTCGTAGCACCACCGGGCGATATCCTGGGGTTTTTGAATCTTGTTGCGATACAGCTGGTCCTTTAGCTCCAGGCGCAACACGTCCATAGCTATAGCATCCCTGAGCGTGAGGCCACTGGTGTGAAAAGTATTTAGTTTTCCATTCTTGTCAATCGATGCAATTTCGACTGACTTTCCGGGGTAGTACGGCGTGTCCATTCTTACTCCAAAATCAAGGTCATCGAGGTGCTGGACATGCACTTGCCGTCGAACGGGTCATAGAGCGTCCCAGTGTCTACGTCCGCCCAGTATTCACCCATCTCCTCGTATCGGTTGAGCACCGGGTAGAAGATCTCTACGTCCACCATCTTCATCGGGCGCTCGAGAATCTCAAACGACGTATCCACCCTGCGCTTGATGATCTTGTGCTTCTGCTTCCTCAGGTTGTCAAAGCCCCTGGTCAGGCACAAAGGCTGGCCATAGACCACCACATAAGGTGACTTGACCTTAGCGTGCAAATCCTTTTCCTCGCTCATGCTGTTCTCCTTGTTAAGGTTTTTGAAATGTAACTCATGAATTCTCAGCAAGTCAAGTGTTATATCCATGATTAGGGTAAGTCCTTATCTCCAGTCTGTGTGGTCTTAGTTTCCTTGGGACAAGCCTGTTTACCTCACTAAACCAAGAACTAACAAACCAAGGCAAAACACTACCCTTAACCCGTTTATTCTCAGTCTTATCTGACATGCCTGCCCCTTGGTTATCGCCCCGAGTGAGGGCCTGAGCTGCTTGGACACAACCCACCCCTAGCCCACTGGACGCGGGGTTGGCTGAAGATCAAAAGTCTGGGATCGCCCGTCGGTCGTTCCGTCGCCCTTTTGGTTGCGCTTACCTCTCAATGTTCCGGCGCAACTGGTCAGACATTTAGGCCCATTGTGAGACCCCTCCTTAGCGCACTGACCGAGCTTGACCTGGATGCTGTCGTTACCCCGGATTACCCCAATCTCTCGACCTGGATCCGTTCTGGCGTTTTCATCAACATCCAGCGCTATCTCCACCCGCGCTTGCCACGGCGGTAGTTCTTATGGCTCTCGCGCTGAACAAGAACGTTCGTGTCACCAAGAGGATCAGCGCAAAGCCGGTGCCAAAAGCAAAAACCCCGCAAGATACTCTGTGGCCTTGGCTCTTGGCGGAGCAGCAGCAAGCGATTGAAGATAAGTCCAAAAGACTCGCCTACTACACGACAAGACCACACAGTACCCTGCGGGGTTTGCAACTTATCTTCAATCGCCGGTTGCCACACCGACGGGTGAAATGTACCACGGTTTTTAAGACCCTGCAACAGGGTGCCTGGGCTGCTCACATAAAGCAGTGGCGGTTTGAACAACACTTTCGAAAAGTATTCCCCGGCGCTAACCCGGTTCAGCCCAGGCAAAAAAGGTATCCAAGCGGCTCACATGAAGCAGTGTGACTGTTTGAATTCAGAGCAACGGCGCTAACCCGTTGGACCGCCTGGATCTAAAAATTCTATCGCTCGTCCAGCCATGCATCCAACTGCTCATGCGCCCAAGTCCTTACGGCGTCAGAGGGAATATCCCCCTCGAGCAGCATCTCGAAGCGATTCAGGCAACTCGTCACCTTGGCCGTCCCGATATCCGCCGGCCATGGCTCGACGTCCTGGGTCCAATTGATTTGCAAGAATGGGTACTTGCTAAACAGTATTCCTGTGAGCATTGACTCTCTCCAGTTCTTTCTCAGCCATATCCCTGATAGACACCGAGATGATGCGACACTGGGTCGCCGCCTCGAGAGCCTGTTCCAGGGCCGTGTCGTAGTCACGTCTGAGCATGGCGCGGTGTAGCTCGTCAAGAGCCCGCTCGGCCAGCATGGTTGGGTATGCGTAATCAATCATAAAAAAGACCCCGGCACCAGACCGGGGTAAAGCAACTGCGCCTTTACTATACCGGAGCATCTTCTGCATCGGAAGGATAAATGGGCCCCTTAGGTTCTTTGTAAGGGGGTAACGGAAAGGGCGGGAAAGGCCAGGTCATATCTCCTCCAGGGTGTAACAAGTTACAAAACGTAACTTAAGTATTAGTTTTTCCATACAGGGCTAACAGCGCAGCCTCTGCACGGCCGTCATCTTTCACGCGCTTGAACACACGAGCATCCTCAGGCCATATCTCCATGGCCATAAGGCGGCTGGATTCCTTGCTAGAACCGAGTTTGAGCGCTTTTTTCCACACGGCTGGTGCCACGGTATGGGTAGGGATGCAAAGCCCCGCCATAACGCCTCTAACGAGCCCGTATGCCTCGCCAAAGGCAAAGCACGAGCTAACTCCCTGGCCGGGCCTGGCACCAACCTTTTCGACCCAAGCACAACACTGGTTCCCAAACAGATTACTCTGCATTTCTGACAGGATCTGTTGTATTTTTTCAGCGTTGATCCGCTTCTTGTTTGTTTTGCCGATCTTCACCAGGTCAAACGGCATGTCGTGTACAGCGACAAGTACCCCGTCTTCATTGATGACAGCCAGCGCGCCAAGAGCTCCCGGGTCAACACCTAAAAAATATTTCATAAAGTTCTTGCAACACATGAATTGTTGTGGGTACAATGTGTCACAGATTTTAGTTGACGGAGAAAAAATGTCAAGCACGCAGTATGAACAAAGAAGGGTTCCTCACTTTGACGAATGGTGGGAGTCTGACGAGAACGATCTCCTGGGCCTTGTTGATATTGACGTGGCCAAAGAGATCTGGATGGCAGCTTATCTTGCCGGCATGAAAGCTGAGCGAGAGGAATGCGCGAAGTTGTGTGAGTCTCTTCCAATTGAATGGGAAGACCAGCCCAACATAGCACAGGCCGAATTGGCAACCATGATGGATTGCGCTTTAGCAATTCGAGAAAGGGAAAAAAATGAACAGAGATGACATCATCCGCATGGCGCGGGAGGCTGGAATGCTGCGAAGCGGTGACGGATGGACAGAGCCGCATCGCTGGGGGGTGGCAGAGATTGAAAGATTTGCAAATCTTGCCATCGCCCATGAGCGCAAAAAATCACTTCGGCTTTGGATGCTGCTGGACGACGTTGATACCGCTGACGATATTGCAAAGGCTGATGACGCTGTTTACCGCAGCCTGTGCAGAAAAGCTCACGCAAAACGGTGGGGCGTTCTAAACGGCGATGAAGTTGACGCCGCTATCCGAGCAAGGGGGCAAGCATGAACTTCAAAGAATGGTTTTACAGCGCTTCGCACCGAGCCAAATACACCAATGACACTCCAGCATATCTCGCGGCACAGGAAGCGTGGGAGGCGGCTCATGAAGCATGTGCGAAGGTGTGTGAGGCTCAAGATCATTATGAGCGTGATGACCCACGTTCAGGATACAGCATGAAATCAGCGTGCGCTGAAGCCATCCGAGCAAGGGGCAATCATGAAGCGTGAACTACTGATCGGCTGCGGGTCTGAGAGGACTAAGCGCCTGACCTGCGATGGGTCTAAAGAATGGTCTAACCTGACCACGCTGGACTACAACCCAGACCACAAGCCTGATGTTGTGTGGGATCTGATGCAAGACTCCCTCCCATTCGAAGACAACTCCTTCGATGAGATCCACGCATACGAGGTGCTCGAGCACACAGGTAGCCAGGGTGACTACAAGTTTTTCTTCCGTCAGTTCTCTGACTTCTGGCGCGTGCTTAAACCCAACGGACACCTGCTGGCTACATGCCCAAGCAAGAACTCGATCTGGGCCCTGGGTGACCCGAGCCACACACGCATCCTGGTGAAAGAGAACCTGGTGTTCCTGAGCCAGCAAGCCTACGCAGATCAGGTGGGTAAGACTTCCATGTCTGACTTCCGCAATATCTACAAGGCTAACTTCGAGCCGTCCTTCGTTGATGAAGGCCCGGAGACATTTATGTTTGTACTGAGGGCAATCAAATGATCATCACTAACAAATACAACCTACCCCAGACCTTCGTCAACATCACGAAGCGCCCGACCTACTCCAAGGGTAAGGCTCACCTGTCTGTGACCGAGCTCATCAACTCACCCCGCATCGTCCAGTTGCGTAAGGCCCACGAGCAAGAGATTGAGACAGACGTGGCCGACATGGTCTGGTCTATCTTTGGCACGGCCATCCACGGCGTGCTAGAACATGGCAAGGATGACAACCACTTAGTCGAAGAGCGCCTGCACGCACAGCTCGATGGTTGGAATATCTCTGGTGCTATTGATCTGCAGATCGTGAACGAAGACGGCAGCATCACCATCAACGACTACAAGACCACGGGCGCATGGTCAGTGATGAACGAGAAGATCGACTGGGAGTATCAGCTCAACATCTACGCATGGCTAGTTGAGACGGTGAAGCAAGTCCCGGTCAAGAATTTAGAGATTGTGGCCATCATCAGGGATTGGAGCCGACGTGACGCAGCTCTCAAAGAGTCGTATCCTGACGCCCCCATCAAGACAATCCCGATCCAGCTATGGCCATACGAGATGAGAGAGTCGTTCATCCGCGAGCGTTTGATCAAGCATTCAGAAGCAGAGTTTCAGTTTGATACTGGAGACGACCTGACCCAGTGCAATGCCGACGAGATGTGGGAGAAACCAAGCACATACGCGGTTAAGAAGAAGGGTGGAGTCAAGGCACGCAACGTCTGCTCTACCTTAGAAGAAGCCAATATCAAATTGGCCGAGTATGGGAAGGACTACGAAGTTGAGGTCCGCCCCGGAGAAAGAACCCGCTGCAAAACCTTTTGCCAGGTCAGCAGGTTCTGTGATCAATATCAATCCTACCTGGCGCAAGGAGAAGTCGAATGAAAGACATAGCAGACAAGTTCGTTACCAAGGTGTACAAGCTGGGCCAGATCATTTACGTCCCGCACTATCAGGATGCCACGGCATTTGTGCGGCCTGGGTTCGGCCACTTCCACCGTGATGTGTACGCAGAGAAGGAGCTCATCGATGCAGGGGCCACTCCTTCTACGTTGTTGCTCTGGCCGCGTTCTCGCTTTGGCAGCATGAGTAAGGGGGCCTAAATGAAAAAAGAACCTATGGTCCACCACACCAAGCCCGCCGGCCTGATGAATCCGTTTTTTGTTTACAAGAAGGGATCAGACGTCCAGCTCCTGTGGCGCAAGCACGGGTGGACCCCGCCTACTGAGTATCGCAATGACTATGAGTTCGCCAAGAACCGAGAAGGAACAAAATGAAAGAGATCTTCGCAGCACTGACCAAGGCCCAGAAAGAGTTCGGGCCTGCTCTCAAGACGAGCAGCAACCCACACTTTAAGACTCGTTACGCGGCCCTGGATGCATGTATCGAGGCAGTGATTGACGCCTTGAACAACAACGGCATCATGCTCATGCAGCAGACCCACCTGTGTGATGACGGGGTGATTGTTGAGACCACGTTCTTGCACGAGTCTGGCCAGCAGTTCAGCGCCGGTAAACTGCACATCCCCGCAGCCAAGCACGACCCCCAGGGTTTCGGTGGCGCGCTTACCTATGCACGCCGCTATAGCCTGCAAGCCGCCTGCGGTATCGCACCAGAAGACGACGACGCCAACAAGGCTACGGCTTCCTATAACGAGCGTAAGAAGCCTGAGGCTAAGGTAGAAGAGGTCAAGCCCACACCTAAGCCTGAGCCTAAGCCCTCCCCTGAGAAGAAGACGTCAGGCAATGGTGGTGAGTGGAACATTGTGCTCAAGGAGAAAGATGGCGGTGACTGGGCACAGGCCATCATGGATGCTGTTGAGGTTGCCCTGGAGCTGGCCAAGAGCGCAGAAGACGTTAACAACATCTTCCGGGTTAACAAGGTTCACTTCGACCGCCTGAAGGAGGAGACACCCACCATCTACGCAGACGCACTCGAGCTGCTCAAGAAAACCAAAGGTTCATTTAAGGAGTAAACATGGACTATCCCAATCGCGGAACACTCTGGTCTAACCAGTACAAGAAGACAGACACCCAGCCTGACATGAAGGGGGACATCAAGATCGAGATCGACCTGATACGTGAGCTCATCAAAGAGGCCGAGTCAGACCATGTCGTGATCAAGCTCGACGGCTGGGTCAGCAAGGACAAGGATGGCAATCGCAAGGTTGGCCTGAAGGTCAACACCTACAAGAAACCCGCAGCATCTGCACCTGGAAAGGATCCCTGGGATGACTAATACCATTACTGTATCTACCAAGCCCGCCAAGCGCGGCCGTCCTCGTAAGGCTCGTGTTGGCCGTCCGCCGACTGACTGGGAGAAGCTGTCCAAGCAGCTGCAGGAGGCCCTGGAGTCCAGCGTCAAGGAGAACAATGATCTGACCAAGGCAAAGGCACGCATCATCAAGATGGCACATGAGCTGGAGAAGCAGGTCGTCGGCCTGACCGCCGTGGTTGAATTACTGGAGGAAAAACTTGACCGAGCCAACGATTCAATTTGAAGGCGTCAAGGCTGGGTTGAAACAGTCTAAGGATGGATATATCCTGACTTTGGCTGTTCACCCAGATGAAATACCTGACGATCTAGTTCGTGACTTTGTTGGCTCCCGGTATGTTGTTGTAATGGTGCGACTCGACGAGAATGAGCAACCCATGAACCGCAATAACGAGTTTCCGGGAGACCATGCTGTCAAGATGGCTGGTATCCTGTGCCGTGACCCAGACTTCTGGGAATGGCTCCACGCCAAAGAATGGTTATTTGAGAAAAACGAAAAGGCTTGCACTGAATGGCTAATCTCTTACCTTGGCATTGAGTCCAGGAAGGAGCTAAAGACAGATCAGGAAGCACGCGAGCTATTTGTAAAACTAAAGAACAGTTTTGACGCATGGAGGCGTTCATGAAGAAACTCATCCCCTACAGCGTGTACTTGCCGCCCGAGTACCACGACCAGATCAAGGAGCTGGCCAAGGAGCGCAAGGCATCGAGCACTGTACGTGATGCTATCCAGATGATCTTGGATGGTGACGGAAGCTACGACGCCGGCTACCGCAAGGCCGTGAAGGACTGCATCAAGGTCATTGACGCCTGCAAGGAGATCGAGCACATCGCTATCAAGGGCAAGTACTTGAGCGAGGTCTTGGTTGACCAGTTGGAACAACTAGAGCCGTGAACAAAGAGAAGTACGCCTATAAGTTTGTCCAGCTTATCAATGAACATGATGAGCAGGAGATGATCCCACTGCTGGCCGGGATGTACCTGGCAGTAGTTGGGACATCGCTAGAGCTTGGCATGTCAGACAACATGATCCGGGCGCATATGGAGCGTGCTATCGATTACTTTGAGGCTCAGAACATGGATACAACGAGGCACTAATGACTGAACATGAAGAAAACCTACGAGACCTAGCCGCCATGTTTGCCTTGTGTGGTTTGCTTAACAAAAACGGTTTCTATGAAACAGCCGCCAAGGATGCCTACGAGCAGGCAGACATGATGATGGACGCCAGGAAACCCGTGGAGGAGGCTGGCATTGTGGCCATCAAGAAGAGAAAGAAGGCGTCTTGAACTACCGCAACTCCAAGCTCACCGAGGCCGTGCGCCAGCTACCCTGCCAGCAGTGCGGCATCCAGGATGGCACGGTGGTAGCCGCGCACTCTAATCAGCTGAGGGACGGCAAGGGTAAGGGCATCAAGGCCCACGACTTCAGGATCGCAGCTCTATGCTATCGGTGCCATGCAGACTTGGATCAGGGCAGCAAGATGAGCAAGGAAGAGCGTAAGGAAGTATGGGAAGAGGCTCACCGGGGGACTATCGGTGAGCTCTTCTCTCGTGGTCTTATTGACGTTGTAAAGCCTTGATACGTTCATTGAAGTTATTCATCATCCGTTGCTTTTGTTCTTTGTAGCGCTCGATCTGGGCCTTGGTCTGCTCAGTCTCCGGGCGCTTTTGTATTTCCTTGATCGTCTTGTTAATCTTGGAAATCTGATTCTCCAGGTTGTTGGCGTTCTGGATGAATCGGTACTCGGGATTATCCTTCATGAACTCTGAGAGATTCTCACGCTTCTCCCGCATGCGCTTCATCTCACCCTCGAGCTCAGCCAACATCGTGACGTTCTTGTAGAACTTGTCCGACACAGCTGACGGGGTCTCTGTCTCACCATAAGCCTTGCCCAGGATCGGCACCTTGTACGGCGGGGTTTCTTCACCCTCGACCTTGGCCTTGACGAAGCCGGCAGCTTTGGCAACCTCACGACCCAGGCCACCCACGTACTGGGAGAAAGCATAGTCAATGTCGTCAGCGGTCGGGCTGAATGCCCCGATGCCGTACTTACCACCACCCGTCAGGTAGTTGATACCGTAGGCCAGACCCTGGCTGATAGCAGATGCATTGTCTCGGCTGCGCTCCCATCCAGGCGACGGATTGGTAGCACGGTTCTCCTTGGAGATCGGCCGGCCAAAGGCATCCTTGTTCTCAGCGATAGCAAAAAATGGATCTGACAACGTGGGCGACAGGGTCTGGATCAGGCCGCTAGAACCCAGCGGGTTGAAGGCATCCAGCACAGCAGAGGCAATGCTCAGTATGGTCTTGGGCAGATCACGCTTGCCCGTCATAGCCCCGGCCTGGGTCAGTGCATACTCGGTCACCAGGCGTGCCACGTTGGGGAACACGTTCAAACCCAGTGGCATCGGGATGATTGCGTAGCCTTGGCCAAACGGGTTGGGGATGATCAGGTTCTTGTTCTTCAGGAACTCAGGGGGCTCGTCTGCGTCAAAGCCTGCGAAGGCCAGGAGCGCAGCTTGCATTGCCCCAATCATCATGCCGCCAGCGATAACAGCCTTACCACCCTTTGTCAGGCTGATCTTGCCATTGTCATCACGCTTGAAGAGCAACTGAGCCATACGGGCAGAGCCCTGCACAGAGGCGTTCAGGAAGGCATAGAAGGCATTAGCATTGGTAGTCCAGGATCCTTTACGGTTGAAGTTAACCGTAAGGTTCTTGGCCAACTCAGCAGCCCGATCCTCGGACATGCCTGACTCCAGGCCAGCCTTGAATGCTGACAGACGCACGGCGTTTTCCATGGCGTCGTTGTAGTCAGACAACCAGTCAGCCACAGACTGGGCAACCCGGCGCACATTAGAGCGGTCCAGACGGGCCATCTCACGTTGAACCAGGGTTGCCTTGTCCTTGGCGCGCGTGAACTGCTCGCGGTAACCAGTCTGGCCACCAGCGTTAGCGAAGCGCTCGTACAGGTCGATCCACTCCTTAGCCTCGGCATCCTTCGGGGTCTTGCCGCGCAGGTCACGGTAGATAGCTTTGAGCGCAGGGATAGCCCCGGCCACAACTTCCATGCGCTTGTCTGCGATCGGAGTGCCAGTCAGGTTAACGGCTGCAGACTCCACGTCACGCACAAAGTTCCAGGCACCGAACACAGGGTTGAACTGGGTGTTCATGGCCGCGATCAGGCGGGTCAGCTCAGCAACCGTGTCCAGCCCGTTCTCAAGCTGGTTGGCGTCCAGGTTCTTCAGAGCCTTGACCATACGTTTGGCACGCTCATCAGCCGGGTTAAAGATGATGAACCGGTCTTTGCCATTGATACGAACCGGGAACACGTTCTCTGCATTAAGAACGTTGGGATTGATTCGGTATTGAACCAGTCCTGTTTTCTTATCGATGCTAGGACTGCGTGGTTGCTGGAAGATGTTCTCTGCCGTGTCAGGATCCAAGCCCATAGCCTGGAGCTCGGCGATCAGCTTCTTCTTGTTCTTGACCGCATCAGGATTGATGGGCATCCAGAACTCAGGGTTGGGAGCCTGCAGAGCCATGCCGTACAGAGCACGACCCACGCGGGCTTTCTCAGACCTGACGATCGCCATCTCACGCTGGAGGGCAATGTTGTTCAGGATATCCACAACCGTCTTCAGCGAGCCGGTAGCCGTACGGGAGAAGTCACCCTTGATGGCAAAGCCCTTACCCATGCCAAAGCTCGGGTTCACAAAGTCCAGCTCGTTGGGATCGCGCTTGAGCGGGACGTAGTGCTTGAACATGTCACGCCAAGAATCGATACGCTCCTGGGTTTCAAGCCCGTTGGCCACCAGCATGTCCTGGGTGCCCTCGACAAACTTGTCGATGTCCTTGGCCAGCTCTTCGTACTTAGCTTTCTCTTCCTTGCTCAGGCCGTTGAGATAAGCAATTGCATCATCAGTGGGGATGCCAGAACCAGCGTCAGGCATGCCAGGGTTACGGGCCGCGATGAGATTGTTGTATTCCTGGGCGTGGCGGTTCTGCAGGTAGAACTCAAACTCGTCAACCTTGACGCCCATCTTGTCCATCTTCTCGATGAACGGACGGAAGTCACGCTTGAGGAAATCCATGGTCTGCTTTGAAACACGACCGTGGTACAGCGTCTCTTTCAGGTAGGCGTCAAAGCGGTCAGCAATCTCGCCAATGCCTTTGACCACAGCCTGCACAACACGCTTAGTATCAACGTGCTTGTCCTGCCAGCGGTATGCCCAGTCGTCCATCTTGGACTTCTCAGGAGAATCCCACACAGACAGAGGAGCAGGCTTGCCCTTGTAGTTGCGGCGCGTGTTCTCATCCAGGTTGAGCATGCCCATCACGCTGGCTTCAACGTAGTCATTCAGGGCCGCTTTGGTAAAACGTTCACCCTTAGACGTCATGATGTCGTTGAAGATCCGATGCACAACGTACTGGTTGTCAAACCCGAACATGTACTTCAGACCTTCGAACAAGCGCTTAGCGGCTAGGACAAACTTATCCCAGGCGGTACCCAGCTTGCGCGCCATCAGCTTCTCAGCATTGACAGCCCAGTACTCAGACGGGTTGATGTACTGGTAATAGTCGTAGCTAGGCATCAAGCCCATGGCATTTTTATATGCCTCGATCGACGGGTTCTCAAAGAACTCAAGGATCGCCTGGAAGTAAGCCCGGGCCTTGGGAGACTTCTCTTTCTTGATCGCTTTACCCAGCTTGTCTGTCCAATCCATGATCAGGTCTGCCGCAGCATCAGCAGTCATCATCTGCTCGAGGCCATGGGTGACCTCGTGACGAATGGTCACAGGATCTTGGACGCCGTTGGTTCCTTTGTACAGACGGACCAGACGAGCCAGAGAGAAGAACTGACCAGCGGCATTACTGTCTGCCGGCTGTTGTTTGACCGACAGGTTCAGCCCTTCCAGCACGAAGGGGAACTTCTCGTACATCGTCTTGATGGCAGCGTACACGTCATCGCTGATGTTGCCTTCGTTCCACTGCTTGGTGGCCTGGGCAAAGAAGTTCTTGGCGTCTGTGCGCTTGACCTTGCTTGCAGCGATCTCATCCTTGAGCTGGCTAGCAACATCATCAAGCGTATTGATTTCCTCTTGCTCATTCAAGCCGGCTTCACCCTTTTTGAACTTACGCATGATCGAGCCACGCTTCTGACGCAGGCTCTGGTATCTACGGATCAACGTCTCGCGGTCAGCAACAAAATTACTCGTGGTATCCAGACTCTCACGCTCAACATCAGGCTGTACGTTAGCCAGAGGAATCTTGGGAGCAAACATCTCCCGAGCTTCGTCCTTGTGGTTGTAAGCAATCAGAGTCTCGCCCCGGTCAGCCAACAGGTACTGGATAGCTTCGTTGGCTTTATCCTGGTCATAGACCGTTGCGCGCATGATCTGGCCAGACTTGTACAAGTCACCAGTGATATCGGTCAGGCCCTTGTCCAGATAGAAAGAACCGCCCTCACGCTTGGAGCTGGGTGTAACAAAGCGGTACTCAGTCCCGCCCATGTAGGCAATTCTCAGATTCCCATCCGGCGTGCTGATCTCAGCATTACGGCCAAATGTGTTGAAGAAGTCCATTACCGCGGCAAGGTTCTTCAGGCGTACATCTGCGTTCTTCTGAGCTTTCTCAAAGTCAAACGTGCGGGGCATCAAGATACCCTGGGCCGTTGTTCCATCATCCTTGGTATAGGTGATGATCTGGCCCATGTTGTTGACAGCAGCAAACCCAGCCAGGATGTTGCCGGTCACCATCCAACGCTTCTCACGGCGCACAGTTGCACCCTTGTCGAACAGATCCAGCATGGGGATGTATTCGAACTTGTCGGTCTCTTGGTTGAACCAAGGTGTCTCAGTCTCTCGCTTCAGCTGGTACACGCTACCAATCTGAGAGAACGTCATTGAGATGGACTTGGCATCCCCGTCAGCCAGGGCAATCGTCATCTTCCAGTCAGAGCCGGCCGCAGGGTTCTTGGTCTTTTGCTTGTTCTGGATGTCGGTCACAACGCCCTTGACCAGCATACCCTTGGAATGCTTGACCACCACAGGAGTGCCGATCGGGAACTCAGTCAGGACCGTCTTAATGTGGGTGTATTGGGCGTTGTTTTGGCTTTTGAAGTTTTCAATCTTGACGCGATCAGGTTCCTTCTCTGCCTCCATTTTCTCAACAGCGGCATTAACATAAGCCTTGTGGCGAACGCTTAATTCGGATTTTTTGTTTCCTGAACCTGAAATAAGATTTTCGTCAACCTGACGCTCGACCTCTTCTTTGGAATAAGGTTTGACCGTGCGCTTAACGTCCACCTTTTCCATGATGGCGGGCCTGGCAAAGACAGACGGATCACCCTTATCCTCGGTGATGGCAACAGACGCAATGGTCTTGGCATCCAAGTCAACAGCCTTGGCTTCCAGCTTGTTCGTGCCCATGCTATCTTCACGCTCGATCAGATCGTTGTAGCGCTCAACCAAATCCTTATAAATCTCTTCTTGCTGTTTAATCGACAGGATTGGGATATACCCAGTTAGCTTGCGAATATCTTCTTCGCCGGCCTCGGACGGATCCTCTGCAATCTCCATGATCTTCTTGCCGCCCAGGGCTTCATAAACCTCTGGGTTGTCACGCAGGTATTCCTGGGCAACCTGACCACCATACTCGTTCATGAAGTCAACAGCGCCTTCAGCCGTCACAGCGGACTTGCGTGAAGCCGTGGTGTTGGCGTTCAGGCTGGCCATCTTCTTGAGCAGGATGGCGGCAGGGCGCATCTCAGCGGGGATGTCAGCCATCATCTGAGAGTACGCAGGCGGGATAACCTGACCAGTACGGTGAACACGGCCCAGCATCTGCATGTGGGTGTCGATGTTTACCTCTGGTTGAACAATGATCATGTGACGCTTACGCTGATCCTTGAACTTGCTAGAGGCGTGCAACGACAGTCCGGTAGAACCAGCCTGGTTCAGGATAATTACGTCAACTGCGCCGCTGTTAAAGTTTTTGACAGCCTTAACACGTTGCTTGATGTTGGCAGAACGGCTAGTCAGGATGGGACGGCCACTCTCGTAGTTCAGGGTCATGGTACGACCCGTGATCTCTTCAGTCTTGTAGCCTGCCTTACGCAGTTCTGCATGCATGTAGTCAATCGGAGACATGGGTGCAGAACCAAAGCCAGCATTCTCAATGAACTTTTGAATATCATTGAATTGCTTGGTCAATTCAGGCCCAAGGTCGGCGTCCGTCAAACGATACTCTTCACGTTGTCCGTTCGGGCGTTTTATTGTGACAATCCGTTGTTTCTCAAGGTAACGGTTGTACAGATCCTTGAATGACAGCTCAACGGCATCGCCAACGTTCAAGTCCATATCATCAGCATAGCTCTTCAAGAAAGAGCCCATGGTATTAGATACGGTCATGACAACCTTCTCGCCAGCCTTCAATCTCTCGATAGCGTGACGTACAGAGTCCTGCGCCTTCAAAGACAACAACATCTGGTTAATCAGATTGTGCATGGTTGAACCAAAGTTCGCACTCTGCACCTTAGTCTTTTCGCCTTCTATGGCCAGCTTGGCACCTTGCTTGTCAAACTCTTTTTGTAAGCCTTTGACAACTACTTCCTTGGCGCGAGAGAAGGCCAGGATGTCACGCATAGACGTAGCCATGTTTTCGGCTGTGGCTTTGTCTACGCTGGTTTCCTGCGTGTTGTAAGAGACACCTGCGAACGTGCGCTCGCGGCGAATGTACTGGCCAACCTGAGTCAGCATACGGGCCACGGTCTGCTGCATCGGAATTCCACCAGCCTTGATGGCTTCTGCCAGATCAGAAATCTTATCCACAGCCAGGCTCATGTCCGTGCTGGAATAAAGATCCATCACGTCAGGACGTTTGGCATACGTAGCCGAGGAGAAGAATGTGCCGAATGCTTTACGGACCAAGTTACGCACAAAGGATGCGCGCCCGGTCACCAGGCTTTCACCCGCTTTGGCCTTCTCTCTTTGTTCTTTGGTTCGAGCCTGGGTCTCACCAGCACCGCCAGCGTTGTGGCTCTCGTCAAAGATCATGTAGTTGCCAGCGGCAAACTGATTGATAAATCTCTGACGCTCGGTCTCTTTGCCTCTAACCGTTTGTAACTGGTTATACGTAGTGAAAACTACTTTGTAATCACCCAGGCTATCGTTTTGCTGCATCTTCTTGAGAACAGCATCCATCTCTGCACCGCCAGTTTTTGGAGGTCTGAGGGTTAAGTTGTTCTCAACAATCTCCCCATTAACCTCTCGCAAAAGGGTATAGGGAATCGTTTCGTCATTGTTCGTAATCAGGATATTGGGCTTAGCTGTATCCAGGCCAAGCTCTTTGGTCATCCCGATATCGTCCAAGTCCCGGATCATGTCCGAGTACAGGTTGGGCTTCTCGGTCACAAAGAACGGAATCTTGTTGTTGATCAGCGCGTAACGGATCATCCCAGCCACAACACGGCCCTTACCCACGCCGGTCTGGTCGCCAATGATGAAGCCTTTGCCGGCCTCTGCGTTGTAGATGGCCAGGGCTAGAGCATCAACCTGCTCAGCAGAGAACAACACCCGAACAGTCTCAGGATCCATTTCCAGAGACTCAGCAACGTAGTTATCCAGATCTCCGACCGAGCTCTCAATCTTGGCTAGAGAGTTTTCAATCGATTCAGCCATAGCCTTGGGAACCAGGGTTCCAATAGAGCTGGCTTTAGAGTGGGGATAGTAAGCAACCTGGTTTTCCGTCTCGGTCTCCAGGCCGGCACGGTCTGCTAGGCCAGATCCGACACGTTCACCTGAGACAACGCTAACTCCACCCAGCTTGGGAAGTCCACGTCCTTCAGCGCCTGCTTCGCCGGCTCGCTTGGCCCGCTCACCTGCGCCGGCCACTGGTTCTCCCTTTGCTCCACGCTCAGATACGTCAGCAGGTTTAGGTTGTACTTCACCAACGCCTCGCCCACTTGGTTCGCGTTGTCCACGCTCGGTAGGTCTAGCCTCCGACACGCCTCGTTCGCCGCCTCCAGCGGGTTCTCTTCCTTCAGCGCTAGGTCCGCCACTCGGTCGCTCAGCGCCTCGACCCACTGCTTCTCGCTCAGCTTCCCGCTCGGCACTAACACCGACGTCAGCTCCGGCGGGGCCACGATCTTCTCGGGATACCATGGGTTCATTTAGCTTCTCCTTCAGTTGTTCGTATGTGGTGATGAGCTCTGGCAGGTCAGCTGCAGGCAGATCGCGGGATGACTTGCCAACCCCATCAATCACGATCACATCAACGGGATAGGTGGTGCCCTGCTTGGCGTACATGTTGCCGCCGGCAGTGAAGTGATCCACAACGTTGTACAGGTTGTACAGCTCGTAATAGAAGTCACGCTTGGCACGGCCTCTGTAGCCCTCGCGGCGTCCCTCTTCGGTCGTAGCCTGGACACCGCCAACAATCAAGACAGCACGGCCGTCTTCCTTCATCCCAACCAAAGACTTCAGGACAATGTCGTGGTCGATGTTGCTGATCTCACCAGCCTTGCCAAACGGCGGGTTGGCAATAACAACATCAAATGCGTTGTTCTCAATGTCCATCTCCAGAGCATTACCCTGGGTAATGTCTGCGCCAGGCATGATGGATTTCAAAGCCTCAAAGCGACCCTTGTCCAGCTCGTTGGCTGTAACTTTGTCCGGGTTAGCCGCGATCAACAGCATGCCGTTGCCTGCAGTGGGCTCAAGCACGCTGGTTTTGTTGGTGATTCCAGCCAGCTCAGACGCCACATAGGCCAGAGGGGCGGGCGTGGAGTAAGCCTGGTTGGCTACGCTGGTTGAGCTACGTACAGACAGATTTGGCTGGCGATCATAAAGGTCCACCAACTTATCAAAAATGTCTTGAGGATTCTTGCCGTCTTTGACGATCTGACGAGCGGCAATAACTATCCCTGCCTCAATGGCTTCATCGGCTTTCTTGGCACCCTCTGTGCCCGGACGTGCATCAACATTAAATTTGTTGGTCAAGAACATGCGCGCAGCATTGATGTTGCCAAACTCATTGCCTTCCAGGAAGTGGTCAGCAATCGCCTGAGGATTGACGGCAGGAGCTTCTGCCAGACCTTCCATCGACTCAACAGCGATGACTTCTTTCTTGGAGCTAGCGCCCTGATCCTGGTACTTGCCGGCCATGCCAATGTAGGCACCCTGCAAGTGATCTAGAGTGATCTGGTCAGCAGCTTCGTCACCCAGCTTGGAACGGATCGTGTCCATCACAAACCGGGCAGCTTCCTTGAACTTGATCTTTCCAAGGCGGAAGGCTGCATCCATGATCCTGGTCAGGATCGGCATGAGCTTTTGCTCTTCCTCGGGGACGATGTTCATGCGACCAGGCTTGGTCAGAAGCATGGACAGATCGCCGAGGGCGTCTTCCAGATCTTGCTTAGCCTTGGCTTTCTCGTCAGCTTCGGTAGGCTTGGCTTCAGGAGCTGCAGGCTCTACTGCTTTGGGAGCTGCGGGTTTTGTTGCGTTTATGGTTGCAGCGCGCTGAGCCTCTTGAAGAGTTCTAAACGTATTAGACGGGGATTCAATTGCATCAGCATTACTGGCAGAAAAAGACTTTGGCCCAGTTTGTAAAACTTGTACTGATTGACCATTGATATCTTTTGTCCAGGTTTTTTGATTTTGAAAATTAGTTCCCTGTTTCCAGCCCTCCAGCGTCACTGCAGGCTTGGGAGCTTCAACTGCAAGGGCGGCAGGAGCTTCAGGAGCAGGAGCTACGGCAGGTGCCTTTGCGGCAGGTTGCAACACGTTTTCACGAATCATCGCCTCGGCTTCTTCGCCGGTCGGCTGTCTTGCACTGAGCCCGGGTGGCTTGATTTTGGTAAGCAAATCACGGCCAGATGGCGTCAAGATTCCTCTGCCGTTAATCATGCCACTTGCTAACAACACATCCTTGACAGGGCCATCTTTCAACGACTCGGTTGAAGCATCTTCCAGACCCATGTAGACCTGGATTGGTGTCGGTCCTACTGCTGGGGGTGTGGCAGGAGCTGGCGCAGCAGGAACAGGTGCCTTTGCTTTCTTCTCAAGATCAATTGCATATCTTGCGGCCTGCGCTTCGGCAACCTGACCAGTAAACCGACGAATACTGCCATTGACATATTGGCCTGAATCCGTGTCATAAAGCCCGGATCCATAACCAGAATCGGTTTTGAAAATGCGCGTCTGCATGCCGTCCGGCAAATCTGTCGAACGAATTACGCTTCCTACTGGAACGTCAGGCTGAGCTGGTTGCTCGGCGGCAGGCGTTACCGCAGGTGCGGCAGGCTCTTCCTTAACACCATTCTCAGTTAAGTAATCATTGATCCGAGAAAAACCAGACGGCGTTATTCCGCCTTTTGTTAAAGCATCTATCTGTTGAGTAATTTGTAGCCTTGTCTTTCCAGCAGACAAACCATCCTCAACAGTTTTAACTACCATCTTTCTTAGAAGAGCGGCGTCATCAGCTGATATTTCTTCATTTCTTGCGTTTTCCCTGGCGGGACCAAGAATGGGCCCAATACGAGCACTAAGCGGCTCAACCGCTGCAATAGGAGGCATTGCAGGGGGTGTAACTTGTTTCACTTCTGTCCCAAAAGTACTCACTTCTGGGGGTGTAACAGGCTCTGGTGTTACCTTTGGTTCTACGGGTTTACCAGTAGAAACAGGCGGTTGTGCAGCAGGTCTTTCCTCTGTTTGAGCCAGGATCTCCCGCAGCATTTCGGAAGTATCTTGGGCCTCTGACGGAGCTGCTTGCGCCATGGGTTCGGCAGGCGGAGCAGGCGGGGCAGCAGGAGGCTCTGTGGGAGGCGCAGCAGCCTCGGGAGGGGTAACGGTAGGTGCAGGCTGTTTAAGCGCGCCAGGAAGGCCAGGAGTACGCAGGGAGCGTGCTGCCAGGGGAACTTCAACAGCCGCCCCTCCAAGCTCGCCCAACATCTCCAAGGCAACATCTTCCAGATCTACCTTGCCATAGGCTGCGAGCTGGCCACCGGCTTCAGAAATACCACCGCCCGCAATGTCGATACCAGCACCACCCAGGCCACGGCCAACCTTCTGGGCAAGCGTGCGGCTGGCCATGATTTCGTTGGCACGGCTGGCCACTTGAGCCAGATCAGCGCCAGCACCAAGCTCAGTACGAGCCGCCTTGATAGCAGCGTTCTTAGCCCCACCAGCAAACCTACCGCCGGCAAGCGTGGTAGCTGCGTCGATAGCAGCAGTGGTAGCGCCTTTGGTACGGGCGTCAGAGATGGCTTGTTGCACAAACGCCTTGTCCTGCATCAGGGCCTGGACGTTACGCTCGGTCGGCTCTAGCCCACGGTTCTGCAGCTCTTTACCGATCAGGCCAATGAACTCAGAGCCGATCTCAACAGGGGCTTGGCCAGTGAATGCGCCGCCGATACCACCAACACCAGCACCAACGGCTGTCGCTCCTGGTAGAGGAATGGCCGCTCCAACCATAGCACCACCCTTACCGCCAGCCAACATGCCGACGATAGAGGGAACCATGTTTGCCGCCTGCTCAGCGGTCATGTACATCAAGCCCTTTGGATTGGTAATGGCCTGACGCCCCACCTCATAGAGCATCTCGCCAATAGCCTTTGAGCTCTGCATGAACCCTTGAGCTTCTTCCCAGGCTTTGCCCTCTTCTTTGAAGGCACCCTTGATGTCTTTCAGCTCTTTGGGCTCATTGATCGCGGGCGTGGCTAGCTGCTCGGCAATTACGCGAGACTTACCGGCAACATCGCCGCCAGAGATGACGGCCGGGGCAACCTCAGCTGACGTTAAGGCTTGCTTACCACCCTTGACCAGGAGCTCGCCTACGTTGGATAAGAATCCAGGCTCTTTAGGAGGATTCTTGTGTGTGTAATTAGCCCACTGCCATGCCGTGTTTGGATCGGGGGCATCGACTTCATACGTTTTACCCCCAACATCAACTTCATAAGTAGGCATGTTTACCTCATTGCTTCAAACGTACTGCGCCTGGCGGGGGGACAGATGCACCGCCTAAATCAACGCCGCCCATCTTAGCCATTGTCGCAGTAACCAGGGCCAGTTGTCGAGCCGCTTCTTTCTGAGAATCAGGATCAGGGTTCTTCATTGGATCTGCCATGGCTCTCAAGTTGTCAGCCAATGTTTTAAGCTCTGCCAATGTCTGTTTATCCGGGGCCAAATAAGCATTTGGTTGCGTCACAGCCATCTGAGCTTCATAGTCAGTAGCCTTGGGATTGGCTTTCTTGTAGCTTGCAATTGCCCTTTCAATACGAGCGTTTGCAGCCATTTGCGGGCCGGCATAAATGTTCGCAACTTTAACGGCATTAGCTTGTTTGTCAGCCTCAAGCACAGCCTCTTGGGCCAGCTTCTTGGCTTCTGCATCAGATTTATTAAGCTCTTTGGCGGCGTCATAATTGTCTTTATAGACCTTGTCAAACTCTGCTTTGCCAATCGTAAACAGGTCTTTCTTCCAGCCACGCTTAACGTCAGAGATCTTGGCTTGGGTCTCAAGCATACTCTTGAGAGTCTCAAAGTCTTGCGTTTCAAGCTCACGTTCTGTAGCCCGCATACGTTCGCTGCCAAACACACCAGCTGCTGCCGAGGTAAGACCACGAGGAGCTGCAGCAATGTTTCGCATCAAAGCATCAAATCCCTTGTTCTCTTGCTGACGTTGTGCAATACGTTGACGCTTTGCTGCCAACTCATCGGCCAAAGACTGCAGGCTAGCAGTTTCAGGAGCACCAACAAACTTCTCAGCCTCTTCCCGAGCCAAACGCTCACGCTCATACGGATTCAGGTTCAGGCGGTCCAGTTGAACTTGTTTAACCTGAGATGCCTGCTCCGGAGTCAGAATGCCCATGGGCGCAGGCCGGGGCTGAGGAGGAGTTGCAGGCGGAGCAGAAGGAGGTGTAGGAGTATCCATCCGAACCTCAGGCGGCTTGGGATATCTACGCGCTCCAGCAATACCCTGGGGCAGGTCAGGGCCTCCAGGAGGAACTTGGCTCACAACGCGGGGGCGGTCTTGCTTGTCAGCCTCTGCTCTTGCGATAAGCCGCTGGATTTCCATCTCACGCTCTCGACGATCTCGTTCTTCTGGATCTTCTTTATCTGGACGTGGAGTATCACCACCTGTTTGGAATGCAATGATTCCACCACCAGCATAGTTACCCACATTCGATGGCAATTGATCCAAGCCACCCTTACCCTGGGCTTGCAAAGCAGCCAGTTGTTGCAACATCTCAGGGCTAGCCTCAGGCTGGTCTGCCGGTGGAGCCGTCGGGATAGGCTGTGGTTGGGGCGGTTGCTGAGCTTGCTGCTGAGCCTGCATCATGCGCGCTTGCAAAGCCTGCTTAGCCCGCTCCTGCAGGGTCTGAGCCACTGTAGGCATGTTGGCACCACCAGCCTGTTGGAGCTGGTTCATGGCCGCTTGTCTCTGGGCTGCGTCATTCTCCTCAGTCAGGATCTGAAGAGCCATCAACTCTGTCAGGTCAGGAGGCAAGCCAGGCTTGGCCTGTTGCTCTTTTTGAACACGTTGCTGCAAGGCCGCAGGATTCCCTTGAAACAGGGAGGCAATGCCATTTGCGCTGGGTTGCATCATGATTGATCCTTACTTTTAGGGCGTGCCCTTGATACCCAAATTATTCAACAAACTCTGCAAAGCCGTATAGCCCTGCGAGAAGTTTGTAAGGCCAGAACTCTGAGGCGTGATCGGGGCCTGCGTCTGTAACGGCAAGCCACTGAGCAGCGACTGCTGGTACTGAACCATCTTGTACGGGTAGTCGCGGGCCTCTTCGAATTGAGCCTTGTCTGCGGCGATGCCTTCGGACTCGATGCCACGCTGGGTCTGGCCAAGAGCAGCCTGCTGAGCCAGGTTCTGCAATCCGATCTGGCTTTCCTGAGCCCCCAGAGAACCTTGAGCCTGGGTGCCACTCAAAGCACCTTGCAAAGCCTGGAGCTTACGAGCCTGGTCAGCGTTGTACTGAGCCATGGCTTGTTGGTAGGCGGTGTTGTAACCCTGGCCCGTAATGTTGGCCAGGTTAGTAGCCAAGTTACGATCGGCTTCAGACTGCATAATTGCCTGACGACCACCGCCATATGCCCCAGCTTGAGTCAGCTTGGACATATTGGCCATGTTGGTGATCTGAGCTTGACGACGAGCCTCTGCGATCTGAGGATCAAGCGAAGCCTGCAGGTACGGGTTCATGTATTGCTGAGCCTGGGGAGCACCAAAGGCAGCACCAGCCAAGCCCTGCATCTGACCAGTAATGTTGCCTGCGGTCTGAGCTGCTTGGGTCACAGCGCCAGGAACCTGAAGGCCACCAGCGGTCTGGAAAGCCTGTTGCTGCAAGCCAGAAGTGCCGGCAGTCAGTGGCCCCTGATAAGCCTGGTAAGGCATCTCAGACAGAGCCTGCCCCTTACCCAGCATTCCGGTCACATAAGGACCAGCCCAAGTAGACAGGTTGGATTCGTAGGAAGTGCCAGCCGGCCTGGTAGAAGTATCAACCAAATTACCTCCGGAATAGCCTTTGATGCCCCCGCCAGCGGCATAGCCCACCGAGCCGCCAGGCATGTACTTGTCTGGGTTGATCTGCTTGCCTTGTTGCTTAGTCCCAGTACGAGCCATACGGATCTTGTCCATCATCTGATAGAGCTTCTTGGCACCAGCATCAGAATTACCGTTACCCAGGTGAGATACAACGTCAGCAGGCACAACAAACTCCCCATGACTTAAAGCGGCCGGTTGATCTCCATCGATTTCAGCCGGTAGTTCATCCGACATTCCATCAGTAGATCCTTGCAGGTAACGACCCTTGGCCAAAGCCATCAAGCCACCATGAGCAGCCTTTACGGGTTGCGCGGCAATTTGCTTAGCCTGCTCCACAGCCTGCTGTTGAGCGGCTGCAGCGTTGCCAGGGGCGGTGTATTGCACATCAGTAAAGTACTGACGGCCCGCACTGCCAGGACGACGATTGGGATCGTTCTGGTACGGCACAGCAGCTCGAGTGGCAGCTAACTGAGGGATAGAACCTTGATAGCCAACCCGGTTGTACGTGGGCTGGGTGTTCAAATTCATCAAACCACCAACCAGACCAGCGGCCTGAGCAGGGTTTTGAGAGATGTATTTTGAAACTGATGCAGCAGACAGATTTCCTCTGCTAATCTGAGAAACCAGATCGTTGAGCGTTGCCCTGTTGGGGTCATAGACAGGCTGCCCTTGGTAAAAGTACTTGCCTTCAGGAGAAATGGCTGTGCCGTCAGAATAGTACTTCCAGTTATACCCAATCTCGCCAGGCTTGGTCGTGTTAGGGATCTCTGTTACATAATCGCTTGTTGAAGTATCAGGGGTGGTTGTGATCGGGGGATCTTCTTCATAAGACCATAACGGTTCCCCAGTCTCGGGATCAAACTCACCAGTCATTACGAGTGCCATTTTTAGCTCCTTGGGGGCATTTTATTCAATTGGTCATTTATCGGGTACGGATATTTCCGAACATGTCTCTGTACGCCTCTGTTCCCCTGGGCTTACTGCCCGTGGACAAAAGGTACTTCAACAACGAGTTGACAGTTTCACTTCCAGCCGTACCCGCCAAGCCTGCATACTCCTGCAATTGCTTCAAAGGATCAACAGGCGCATTGGCTTGGGCAGCAAGAGCCGGAGCTGCGGGAGCTGCAACAGGTGCCACAGGAACCGGCAACCCAGTGGGCTTGACTGGAGGCGGGATCCGACCAATCGCCACAGGCCCCTGAGCATTCAGCAAACGTTGGGTCTCTGCATCGCTTTGATCTTGTAGACCGGCGGATTGCAAGGTCTTGATTATGTCAACGCCACCACTGGGAAGCCCATATTGGCCAGACCCAGCACCACCACCAAACGGATTAACCGGACCACTTGATGTGTAGCGGTCAAAACCCGCTCCACCACCACCAACCCCAACCGGAGGGCCAAACGTTGCACCTCGCGTAACAGCACCAGCATCTTTTCCAGGCTCAACCTGGGCTCCCTCAGTAGGCTGTTCCCGCTCCAAAGATCCAAGATAACTTGGCCTGCCGCCAAGATTACCAAGGAAGTTAATATCCTCGTTGGATGGACCCGTAGGATCTATTTCAGCAAGACCAGAATCTTCTGATTCTCCTTGCGTAACTTGCTGTTGAGATCCATCACCCAAAAGCAAGGGGATCAGGCCGGCAATATCTTCTTGAGTAACTTGGTAGCCTGTCTTGTTAAGAGGGCTAGCCTTCATGCGCTCGCTGGCTTCAATTGTTGCCTCGTTAATACCACCTTGCTCACTCTTTTGGGTAATAGCCCGGTTCTGAGCAGCTTGTTTAATCAGACTGGCATAAGAAACTGACGGTTTCTTTTGTCCGCTTGGGAGGTATTGATCCTCCGGTGCTTCCATAGCAGAAACGGTGCCATTGGGATTGATGGTAATCGTGCTTCCATCATCACCGCGCAAAGTGTATCCACCTGAACGAGCCGCTTTAGCAACTGCATCAGTCAAATCAACTTCATTCTCGCCAGTGCCATAGGTGTACTTGACAACGTTACCTTCGTTATCAATCTCAAGCGTATCGCCGTTTGCACCTTTGATAGTGCTGGTTGATGCTTTCTCTGTGCCATGCCCCAAGAAATCTGAATACTGGCTAAGCGTGTCTTTGTCTGTAATGCCATATTGCTTGGCAACATTCAAATCAGTTAAGTCTTGAGCTCCAACTTGCTTGGCAAAATTAAAATCTTCAGTATTATTAACACCCAAGTTTCTGGCATAACCAAAATCCTGGGACGTATCAATGCCAAGCTGTTTTGCAAAGTCAATATCAAGTGCGCTTTGAGCACCAATATCCTTGGCTAAGTCAAAATCTTCTTTGTTACTAACACCAATTTGCTTGGCATAATTAAAATCGTCAGCAGTGCTAAGACCAATGTCTTTAGCCAACTGCAAATCAAAGTTATCTTTGGCTCCAATTGCTTTGCCGACCTGAAGATCGTATGGGTTATCTGCCCCGATCTCTTTTGCATATTGGTAATCTTTTAGATCAGTAACTCCAATTGCCTTAGCGTCTTTCCAAGCGGCGGCATCATAACCAAACCCGTTATTGTTAGCTTCTTTGTAAGCGTTGTACTCGTCCTTGGCAAACTTGACTCCAAAGTCAATGGCCGCATTCAGAACGCCGGTGCTGTTACCCTGGATCGCAGCTGCAGTAGCACGGGTAATCTGCTCTTGAGTGGTCTTCGGAAGTTCTGTAAACCCAGGGATCTCCTGAGCAATAACTTGGGCGCAAGCGTTAGCACCGCCAGTTAGCAAAGCAACCGTCGGATCCTTACCTTGAGCAGCTTGGATGGCTGCATAGGTTGTTGTGGTCCCAATGTTCTTAGCGAAGGCATCAGGAACAATATCAGCATTCTTAACAATCTCGGTCAGCTTTTGAGAACCAATGTTGCCAACGTACTGCAGAGCCGTGGTCTTAACAGCTTGTCCAACATCGCCACCGTTCATGGCTGTGTTGAGACACATATTACCCACAGCGGCTGCAGCGGCCGGATATGCAGCGGCTAGCTCAGCGCCAAGAATCCAATTACCAATAGACGGTGCGGCAGCTGGAAATGCCATGCTAATGGCAACAGCGGCAAGTGCTTTTGGGTTTTCTAATACCGACTCTACGGCATCACCAACCTTCTGAGCAACTCTCCCAATCGCGTCATACGTATCGCCCGTAACCTTGCGTACTGCTGCAAGGCCTTTTTTTGCTACCTTCTTTGCGCCGCTCATGCTAACCTCACTTTTGTTAGGTAGGTTCTACCTTCTCCATCGTCTATCTTCTCAGTTGTTACCTGGAAGATTGGGAGCTTACTAAGAATGCCGGCAAACTCTTTCTTGTCGTAAGGAATCTGCACTTCCTTGTAACCATCCTCACGAAGCTGCATCAATGCCTTGAAAAGATATTGAATACCTTTTATGACAGAGACACCGCCGTTAATAACGTGTGCTTCAGCGACACCTTCAGCAACATCGTCATAAATAAGCAACGCGTCGCCAGACCGAATAATTTTCATTCCGTTATTTATGGCATCTTCTAGACCGGCAGCATACTCCTCCACAGTGGCATACCCCTCTGGATAGTTATTCTTTAGGTCGTTACTGAGAATCTCTTCAATACTCATGTCTGCCATGTTGAATCCTTACTGCGTCAGATCGTAGAAAGAGATGGACCCCAATCCATCCCCCGTTGTTGCGCCAGACACCGTGCGTACAGCAAGTGTGTAGATATCGCTCACCCCAGCCAAGGACACCCCCAGCTGCAAGTCCCAGTTGTACCCGGTCGGAACACTTGTTTCGCTAACGCCAGCACTACCTGAGGAAGTGACATAGTCTGTCTGAGCAATGGTCCCAATAGAGCTAATAGCCGTGGCTGCAACGTCATATTCCACGTTGCTGTCAGATGGAACTGTAGCCGCCCAGGTTGCTCCCGTCAAAGTCGGGTTCTTCAGCAAAGCCACTTCGTAGTTCTGGCTGGTTGTGGGAAGAAACTGTACCCGGTTTGGTAGTACCACCGCGCCAGTCCGACCAGAAGCCAATCGAATAGACACAATCGGGTAGAACGTAGCCGCCGTGTTAATGGTCGTAAAGATTGTGGTGCGACGCGCCACATGGTCAATTGACGTCTGCTCAAACCCGCCCTCAGATACAACAGAGCAACAGATCTGGGTCAACGTTGCGGCCACCGCCGAGGTCGTGGTTGTAATCTCATACCTTACAGGCAGAATGGCCGTGGTCATGTAGACCGTGGTGCCATAGACGTTTGCAGTGTTAAATGTGTGGCAAACAATGTATTCACCGTTAATGATGAACCCACAACGGACCGAGCCTACACCCAACCATTCAAAGTCCATCCACAGAATCTGCGGTTTTGTTAAGTCTAAAGTATACCCACTGGTGCCCGTCCCATCTAAGGGGTCGCCATTCCAATCAGCCTGGTTGACTGTACGGGCATCGCTGGGAGTTCCTGAGGTGTTAGAACGCAAGACAAAAGAATTAACCCCATCTACCTTCTGGAAGAACACACCGTTCTGAGTATTGAAATAACCAACGCGCTGGGTCAGGTTGACGCTGTTACTCGCATCCATCACAAAGGTAGCAAGCACCAATAACCCCTTACCGGGCTGATATGGGAAGCTCCGGTAGGTCTGACGCACTACAGAACCCACGCCACCGGCCGTCACGCTCATGCTGACGCTGGCCTGGTTTGTATTGAACGTGGTGGACCCTGTGCCTGTCGTCGAAGAGTCAAACTGGTTATCAGCAGCGTAACGGTTCTGGCTATCAAACAGGGTATAGGGCTGGCTAACCCGCTGTCGACCAAACGCATCCAGGGCTGTGGGCGGAAATGAGATTGGTACTTCTGTATTGGAGGCCATAAGCTGTCCTACGATCTTATTGAGCTGGTTGAAGTACAGCCGTAACACATTGTTGAACTGCTCTTGGTATTGGGAGCTGTATTGTCCCGGGGCAAGAGGCAAGTTCGGGGGAGTAACCCGTAGCAGTTCAGCATCTGATGTGACAATCAACGTCATGAGTTGCCTCTACGCCCATCAGGCCTGATGTCAATACGAGGCGCTCCAAGTTGCCACTGCAATCCCAACTGGTTACCCTGAACCTTAAACACCAGCTGACGCCCGCGCACACGCACATAGACCTGGCCAGTGAACTCCTCAACCGGGGCCGATGCAATACGGCTGATCGTAGCGTTGTCTGAACCACCAACAGAGGCTGGATTGGTATATCCCGACCCAGAGTTCTGCAACGGGATCAAGGTCATAGTGACCTGAGGAGTCGTCTCCCCAGTAGAACTTCTAAACGTCAAGTCAGGCAGGATACGCCAGATAAAGCCAAAGTTATGGCCGTCGCTGATGTCAAATTCTGAAGACGAGATATACGAGTCAATGGCCGCAGGTACGCCGGTTATGTTGTCGTCATTACCGTTCTCGTGGTACACCAGATTGTTAGACGTTGAATTGATGTACGGAGCAGCCAGCGGATAGTCCAAGGAACCAGAGTCTAGCCACGCCGTGCGAGCCATGTTGCCGTAGTACCAAATATCCTCAAGATAGTTGTAAACCACGTACTTATCTATCTGGGTTGAATTAGCCGAGCAGTAGAACCACCAGACCTCGTTAAAGCCCTCGTTAGTCCCGCTATACACCTGCTGAGCCTGAGCCAGGTTGATATTGCTATAGATATACTGACGCAGGTCACAACGCAAGGTAGAGACACGGCCGTCGTATTTATAGAACTTGTCCACACCCATCCAGTACACCACACCAGATGCAACAGACGTAGCGTTCTGACCCATGATGGAGATGTTGTCTCCCAGGATCTGGCTACCCCAGACAGTCGGAGCGCCCAAGTACTGCAGTGAATACACCGAGGAGTCCGTGAACACCACAATCTCTTGGCGGGTCTGCAAGCACGTCACAATCTCTGAGCCATGGGATAGGCGCAAACTGCCAGCCTGGTTGGTAGCGGCAGGGGTCCACTCCACCACAGACTCTTGGTCCGACCAGCGGATCAACATGGGGTCTTGGGCGGTAGCCCCGTAGTCATTACAGCCAAAGGCAAACACAAACCGGCTGATGTCAGACACAAAGATCAAATTCTGAATCGTTGGAACACCAGACGCGCCAGACAGAGAGGTGACCGGGATCCCCCGGGCCGCAATAGTATGCGTGCCAGACTGAGAGCCAGAAGTAGTGATTGGCGTACCACCAGCTGTAGCCGCAAGGTTACATGTACCACTAGACGCATTGACAACGTAATACACAGTGCCAGGAGTCAGACCAGTCGGCAACGCCCCGGTCGTGGTCAGCATGATGGCGTCCCCGTTGGCAAAGTTCACACTGGCCGTCAGCACGCCAGGGGTGGCTATGGTGATGGTGACAGGAGCGCCATTCACGTTGTAAGTGGCATTCCAGTAGTACATAGCCCCACCACGGGGACCAAATACTAGATCTTCACCAAAGTTAGACTGGCTCCACAGGCGCAACGCATCTGTACCAGTAGCTCCAACGCCCCAGGCTCCTAAGCCCCAACCGCCTGCACCCCATCCCGTCAAGGCCACCGTGTACTCAGGGCCGGTATTGATCTGGTACATAGCGTACACCGTGCCTCCCCCGCTAGCCGTGGTAGACGTGGCTTTGGCAGTGGCCGTATGGATTCCAGACTGCGTGCCGGTCGGAACGATCGCCGTGCCCCCAGAAGTGGCAGCAAGCTGGAATGTGTACCCTGAAGTATTAACGACGTAATAGGTCGTGCCTGCCACAAAACCTGTAGGCAAAGCGCCCGTGGTGGATAACACCACTTCAACGTTGTTGGCCAGCTGAAACTGGGCCGTAAATACGCCTGTCGAGAGAACTAGGTCTACCGTGGATTCTGCAGTTATGTTGTAGGTAGTGGCAGACTGCAAGGAGATCTTGTATTCCCCAAGTAACGTCAGGCCACCTATGGCAGAAGAGCCGTTAAACGTTACATACGCGCCATCAGTAAACCCGCCAGCAGCGTCAGTTACCAGGACTGTCGAGGAGTTCAGAATGGTCCCGAACGGGTTTGTCAGGGTGGTAGTGGCCCTAATAGGCGTAATATCGTAGTACGCACCGCCGTTGGATATATAGAACTTTAGGTTTGTACCAACGCCAATCAGGTTAAGCGAGGTAAGAGTCACCCAGTTCCACAGAGACCGGCACACGCCCTTAAAGTAATTGGCAGAGATCTGAACCCAACCGCCCAATTTTTCAGGGGTTCCAGCACGGAAACGAACCTTCTCAGACTCGTACCAGCCGCCAACCACCTCGGTGCCAGCATTGACTGGGCCCAAAGATTCTGAGGCATACCGCGTATTTTCACGCGACACACCTGGACGAAACATTATTTTCTTGAGCGGCATCTCGATCCCTACGACATGAACAGGGCGTGTTCGTCAAGCCGACGGTTCTGCAACCCTTTGAGTATTTTGCCACCAGCCATGCAATACTTCAACAGTTCTTGACCCGCGCCTTCTTTGTCGCCCCTATTGAGTTTTTGACGAAGCGTCGAACGCTGGAGTGTTCCCAGACCGACGTTAAAACTGAAAGACACAAGAGCGTCAAACATGCTTTGTGTAAGAGGAGCAGTGATGTAGGTGTGAACCCCTCGCTCAAAGCGAGCCAGATCTGCGCGAAGTATTCCATCAACTTCCTCCATGCTGAAGACCCTGAAATCCTCGATCTTCAAGGCAAACCCATCCCGCTGGTCGATGGGCAACTTACCCTGCTCCGGGTACAACACATGCCCAACGCCAATCGTCCATAGCTTTGCTGGACATCTGTAAGGCTTTTGTCTTACACCTTCATGGTGTTTGATCATAGCCACGGCTTTAGGGCTGACGTTCATTTACCAAATGCCCGACCGCCAAAATGGAACGCAATGATGCTGGCAAACAGCGCCTGGGTCTCGTCGTCCCACAATTGATCAGCCATGTCTTGGAACCCAACGCCGGTGCTCAGGCCATGGTAAACCAAGGCGCAGTCAATACCAACCAGCAGGAAGAAGAAACCATAGGTAATAGCTGGGCGCACACTTGCGCGGAAGTTCTTCATCCACTGGCTAGTGCCCTCGTTGAGCGCCGTGTCGTGGGCGTAGATGGCCTGCATCTCAGCCTGCTGGGCGGCAATCATGGAGACCTTCTCGTTGGACTTGGTCTCAAGCTCGATCTGTTGGGTGTGGATATTCTCGACCCGTTCTTGGGCTTCAAACCCCAGCTTGCGCATCTCAAGCTCCCGGGCGATCTGCATCTGGGCCAGCTCCAGCTCGTGCTTCTTGTCCGACCGGTCTTGAAAGAAGTCCAGGATCTTGGGCAAGCCGCCCATCAGGAACGAGATCAGGGTGGATAGTAGTGTCAGCATTAGTGGTTACCCTTTGATGTTGAAGTTGAGATTCTTGTGGTTGGGGTAGTTAACAATGACCTCGCCCTCTGGGCACTTGTATTTGATATGTGCCAACAGAGTAGCCTGCCCTGGCGCAACCTTTTGCTCGGTATCCAGCTTAAATTTATACCCAAACTTGTCTACGTCAGATGAGGCAGGTCCAGAAAACGTTGCAATACTTGGCTTGGCTGGATGCACAACAAAATCGGCATCGCGCACTTCTAGCTTGAAACTGATGACTTCACAATCGTCGCGGTTCTTTTTACGGGCTACAACAACTTTGAACTCGTCATTTGCAAAGCCATCGCTAATACTAAAAAACCCTGGAGACCATTCCAAAATGTCTTTCTTGAAGATGCCCATTTTGTCGGCAAGAGTCCAACCGCCACCAACCATCGCAAAGGATGCAGTAACAATCCCAATGGTTTTAGACGCATCTTCAAGGCCGAACATCATCTCCACAATCCTTTTGAAATCCCCCACTGGACCAGCCAGTACATCGCTAGACTAAACGCCGCAATGATTGCCACTGAGAGCTGTATGTCCTGGATCATGTCCTTGCGGTCCTGGGCCTTGGCGGCATCAATGATCTTCTGCTTAACCGCCTCAGCCTCTTCCTTGGCAATCTGCCGCTTCATGCTCTCTCTGAGCTTGACCATGTCGTCCCAGATCTTTCCCTGGCCAGACCACACCAGCATCTCGTACAGCTCGTACTCCTGCCTCTCTAGCTCCCGTCGCTTCAGGACAATCTCCATCGCCTCTGACGTTAGCTCTGCATCCGTTTTCTTGGGCTTGACCCCGTTGGCCTTGTCCCACAGCGCCTCGCGCTTCTCTCGCTCCTTGACCGCCTCGGCCTTCTCAATGATGGCCTTCTGGTCAAAATACCCGACGATACTCTTGGTTAACTCATTGGCGTCCTTACCGAGCTTGATAACCTCCTTGATGGTGGCTACCGCCGCTTTGGCCCCGGCAAATGCAACGCCAATGGTTATCGGGTCAATTTCAACCTCACTGAACCGGGGCTTCTTCCGGCTTGGTCTCAGGCATCGGCACTTGAGGGATTGCCTGCTCCTGAATGGCTTGAACCAGCTGGAACACCTCACCGTACGGGCGCGTACCCAGATACTGCAGAGTGGCGTTCACCAGGCTCAGGCTCAACTCGATCTTCTTATCTTCCATGGATATCTCCAAATGCAACCGCTGAGATGGGGCAGCGGCGAAACCCCTTATTACCAAGGCAGGCCAGAGGCAGACACAGGATTCTTCTTCGCGTCGATCTTGGCTTGCACGGCCGCTTCAGTGGCGTCCTTGTCCACCGTCTCCCAGATCCAAGCTAAAACTTGATCTTGCGTCAGACCATCATAGGCAGCAACAGGCTCGCCATCCCATGAGCAGGTGGCATACACAGAGTCAGAGATGTCCCCATCAACTCCAACGCATTGCCAGTGCGCAGTGTGAACAAAATTATCAGAGGTACGGCGCTCCATTGGGGATACGGTCCAGGTGATTGTGGTCATGGTGATTCCTTTCAGGGGTTATTTAGCTTCAAGCGCCGTGATACGGGCGGTTAGTTGGGTGATGAGGGCTTGTTGTTCCTGAATACACTTCATCAATGCATATTGCAGATCAGTCTGGTAGATGGACAGGCGCATCTTGGGTTCTTCGCCTTCTTTTGCCCAGTTGCTTTCCATCACCAACTCAGGAGCGACCGTTTGAACATCTTGCGCTACAACACCCAGCGTCAGGCCGGGGTCTTCTTCCATGTTCTGGTCGATGTAGTTGAAGGTCTGCACGGGAATGGCGCAGATCTTGGCAAGATAGTCACCTGCCGGAGCAAAGTTGGTTTTTTCTCTGCGGTCTGACAGGTTGGTATTGTTGGCCTGGTAGTTGGAAAGACCGCCGTTTGAAAGCAGCAAAAACCTATTTGTAGGGCCGCTATCAGTGCCTTTTAGAAAATAATTTG